TAACGTAGATGTATATTTCGGAAAACTTTCGACGTTAACCTCAGACAGAGGTGCACGCATTTTTAAAAATGGCGGAAGAAGAACTTTTGAAAATATAAGTGCAGGATGGCGCATATCTTTCATTACTGCTTCTGGGACTTCTACGTTGCGGAGAGTGGATTACATATGAAATATTTATCTTTATTGATAAGTCTATTTTTATTTTCCTCTATTGCTTCTGCCCAAAATCTTTCTGGTTCTGAAATCGGTTACGAACTCCCCCCTGTAGGCACATATCCTGTAACCTTTGAAGAAGATGTTACCATTTCATCTCACCTTACTGTTTCTGGTTCAACTCTTTTAGTCGGCCCCATAGGCATAGGAGAACCCCCCCCGCAGGAGATAAATTTTACATCGCAGGCAACACCGGCATATCCGGCGACCTCACAGTAGGCGGCACGGCCACAGTTGGAAATATCATTATCCCAAGTGGAAGCAGTGTCTCAACTCCTATTGCAGGTAGTGATGAATATATGCTCGGATTAGTAGTTGGTAGCGATGCAGTAGCAAACGGATTTGCATATCTTGGATTAGATGGTGGTATCGGTGGTGATGTAAATGGTGAAATGATTTTTGTAAATGCCATTGATGAAAATGTAACAATATATCCTGGCTCTTATACCGATTCAACTGGAACAATCTCTTTTGACGATGATAACCTCACTACCACAGGCACAGGGACATTTGGAGATATAATCAGCGGCACAGCCACTCTCTCATCCGATTTAACCCTCTCTGGCTCAACCTCTAACCTCTATGTTGAAGGCTTTGCCGACATTGACGGAAGCCTTGATGTTGATACAGGGACTTTATATGTAGACAGCACGAATAATAGAGTGGGGATTGGGACGACGGCACCTGCAAGCCAATTGGAGATAAGCGGATTAACCGCTAATTCAGGGTTTATTGGAACTAAAGTGACTGAAACTGGATTAGATGGAAAAATAATGTTTGGTATATATAAATCTCCCGCAGGGGACTGGGATTTAATGGGTTTGTGGGCGAATACAGATACTCCAACAGCTGCCAACCTTGGTTTTGCTGTTGCCACAACTGGAGATACCTATTTCAACACAGTAGCAGGTCATGAGATTTATTTTCAAGTTGGTAATGCGAATAAAATGACAATATTAAGTAACGGCAATATTGGCATCGGCGACGGCTACCCCGACGCCAAACTTGATGTAGAAGGGGATTGTATTATAACGAGTGATTTGACTATAGGTGGCGCAACCCATTTTAACAGCGTAGCCTACAACTGGCCTGCCTCTGACGGAACTGCCGCACAGGTCTTACATACTGACGCAGCGGGCGGTGTTTATTGGGACACTGACGACTCTGTAGCAGGCGGGGAATGGACAGACACAGGGGCTATTTTACACCCTAACGAACAAGACGCCGACAGTGTTGCTATCGGAGCAGTTAATCAGGCAGGTGCGGATATATTCTTGGGAGTTACCGGACAGGGTATTTTTAATCAGCAGAAGAATGATGTTGACTTTTTGATTTCAGGCAACAATGAAACCAATTTATTCTACGGGGATGCGGGTAATGATAGGATAGGGATAGGAACGAACACGCCTTCGGCTGTGTTGGATGTGGTGGGGGATGTAACGGTATCAAGTGATTTGACTGTATCGGGTGCAACGGCTGCCCTCTATCTTCCCAACTATACCTTTCCTAACGCCGTTGGTGCTGATAATGAAATTCTAAAGATTGATGGCACTACTTTGGGTTGGGAAGCAGATGCAGGTGCAGGTGGAGCAGCCGAAGTAAGTGTGATGCTCAAGCCACAATCCGCCAAACTCCCTACTTCCAACCCCGCAGTAATAGACGCAGGCAATTCCGGGTGGCGTCTGCTCTTTGATGATACAACCCAAGAAACTGCTGTTTGGGAGTTTATACTTGACGATGATTATGGTAGTGGGACTTTATATGCTGATGTTTATTTCTCAATGGCTTCTGGTGAGGCAGATGAGGTTCAGTTTGAAGTTTATGTAATGGCAGTTACGGCTACTACGGATGACGCTGACTGGGACACTGATAGTTATGATACCGAGAATGTAGGCGTAACTACCGTAGCGGCAACCGCGGGCAGACCCTACAAGCAAACGATAACTTTAACTAACGATGATAGTTTGGCGGCAGGAGATATGATAAGGATAAAGGTATCTACCGACTCTGACGACGCTACTAACGATGACGCAACAGGGGACAGAGAATTAAGAATGGTGATAATAAGGGAGTAAATTATGGCTGACTATATAAGATTTGATGGAAATGGAATAATCACTAAAAAGTATCAATCCGTTGACGGGGCAGATATAAAAGACTTGCCTGATATTCTTTTAGTAGACAGGGCTACTTTAGACCTTATAACTAAATTCCACAAGGTAGATAATGGGCAAGTGGTAGAAATGTCCCAAGCCGAGCAAGACGCTATTTTGCAGGCGGAGGTTGACGCAGAAAAACAGATGCTGTTGGATAGAATAGATAAATACGAGATTAGTAATCTTGATTTGCTTACCGCTTTAGTAAAAAGGATAAATGCGAGAATACCAAGCAACCCTATAACCAAGCAAGAAATAATAGACCAGATAAAAAGCGATTTAGGACTATGATTAAAAAACTTTTTCTAACCTTTCTAATCTATCTTTTTTCTTTTAACGCCTATTGTGGTTGTGATTTTGACGGGACAGATGGTTTTATCAATTTAGGTGATGTTGATGTAGATTCTACTGCTGCAACTATTTCTTTGTGGGTGTATGCGAGTTCTTGGCGAGACCAATGGCAAACACTAATTGCCAAAAGGCCTGCTGGTTCACAAATAGCTAATTATTCTTTAAATGTAAGAGGCGGGGCATCAAACATTTTTCAATGGTTTTGTGGAGATGGCAGTTTTCATATAGATAATTTTGTTGCTTCAGGAGTTTCTACAGGAGTATGGCACCATTTTTTAGGAGAGTTAGTGCAAAATGGAACCAGTTTAGATTCTGAAATTTGGGTAGATAATGTATCGAAAGCATCTACTTCATACGCTAATACGAATTTAGCAGATTGTTTAGATAATACAGAAGCTAACATTGGATGTTATAATTCAGGTTATGAGTTTTTTGATGGGCACATAACTGAAGTGGCTATGTGGAATGCTCAATTAACTGCTCAAGAAAGAACATTATTGACAGACTCAAAGATAAAAGGTATGCCTTATCAAATACAACCTGCAAGTTTAGTAGGGTATTGGCCTCTTGATGACCTTGCCGATAGCACAAGTATAAATGCCCAGACTTTCAAAGATAGAGCAGGAACTAATGACGGCACAGGTTCAGATGCGGGTGGAGAAAGCATTGGTAAGGCCGAGGAAGTTTTATCGCATCCAGATTAGTTATTAAAGAAAGGAGATTAAAATGGTAAGGAAAGCAGACGAGGTTTTGAAGGACTTATGTTTTATGGTAGTAGTGATATTTGTGTTGAGTTTTGGGGGATATTGTTTTGCACAAGATTATATTGAAAGCGAGGATTTATCGCAGGTGGCAGTAAGCAAGGCATTGGATTTTGACAATATGGTTATCCTTCCGACGACAGAAACCTGCGTAATCCGCACTATTGTAAAAGAGTTAGACGCAGGGGGTAATGTGGTAAGTCAGAGGGCGGGGAGGCAGTTTATATATATGAATATTATAGACAACCCGGAAACTTTAGAAATAGATGAAACCTGCAATGACTTTAATGTGTTTATGCAGAAACTCGGCCTATCAAAGGCAAAAGTCAAGCAGGCGATTAGAGAAATGGAATTACCTTAAAGTGAGATGATGGATGTTTGCACTTTTTGACGCCAAGATAAATTTTAACCCCAATATTTTATGGGGTATAGGAGTAGGGATAATAGCAATTATTGGCACGACGGTAAAAGTGCTGACCAGAAATCATATCTCAAAGAATGAAGTCTATAAGAATATGCAAAGTAAGTCATTCTGCAACGAACGAGCAGGGAATATTGAGGAGAAGATAGATAATCTTAAAGAGCATATTTCAGAGAGATTTGACGACCTCAAATCGTTGATTGAGAAGAACGGGAGGAAATAAATGATTGCTCCTATTGCCCGAGAGGCACTATCCATTCATAAAGCCGTATTGACAATTAGTAATTTTTTGATGCAGTTTCCCGCTAAAGGAATGAGCAAAGTAGAGAAAGATTTAAACGATTTGTATAGGGCAGGTAATCGGGTGTGGGCGGATTTGCGGAAATTAAAAATGGTGTAGTATGGCTTCGGGCAATAAGCCACAAGACCATCAGTTAAAAAACTCACAACTTGATAATAAACAAACACGAAAACACAATGAGATACCGCCTCTGAAAAGAACAAAAAAGGGATTGAGGAAATATGGGGTTAAAATGTCGTCGCCTATCCAAGAGAATACAAAAGAATACAATGCCAAGAATGGCGAATGCTTAAAGAAAATTGAGCAAGACCTTAAATGGATAGGCTTATGCTTTCAGTTTTATGCTATCCGGCCCCAGACAAATCATCAAGAAATCAAAGACAAACTATGGGAAGTAACAAGATATATCAAGGAAGATTTACCGAAACAGGGATTAGACCCTAAATTTGTGGATGATGTAGGGCATTGTGTAAATAATAAAGCTTCGGCTTTGTGGTTAATGTTTAATAGGAGCGGAATGGGATTAACAGATTTAAAGCGAAATACTTATGAAAGATTACTTAAGGATTTTGAGGAACTGGAGAAGATAAATGGCCGCTAAATACAATAAAGACTATAAACGAGCCGTCTTAGAGGCACTTGAACATAAGATAACGCCTTTTGTTAAAACAGTTAAGGAACACGCCGAACAGATAAAAAAACAAGGATCCTTAGTAGTGGAATACGACACCAGCGCCATCCTTAAAGCCGTAGAGAAGTTAGAGGGTGCGGTTACGGATTTGATATTGAAGGAATACAAGAAGGTTAGGGAGAAGGATAGGTGAACCCGATTTTAGCTCTAATTCTAATTATGTTGATAGCCGTGGGGTTGGTAGTGGGGATTGAGGTGAAGATATGGAAGACCAACAAAAAGAACAGGGAAGTTTGCTTGACGCCTTAAAAACGGGATATGTTGCCGCCTACAGGAGTAATGGTTCACTGGTTAACCGGATAATAGTCAGGAAACAACTTGATAAGGGTTTTTCGGATGAAGAGGCGGAGTATACGCACGTAGAGATAATTGGAATAAAGTTAAAGGATATTCGGTATAGTATCAATGTTGCCTTTCCCAAAGTCAAAAAGATTGATATGCTTAAACATCATCAGGGCAGGTATGTCAAAATTCTGCGCTATAAGAATGAGCATTACGAAAAATGGGGCCGGGCCAAAATATCCTGGTTGGCCGCAACAAAATGCAATACCCGCTATGATGTATTGGGAGTTTTGGCTTTTGTGTTCAAATGGATTAAGCAAAACAATCGCTTATGGTTTTGCAATGAAGCTGCGGTGGCTGACTTTAAGACACTATATCCCCGTTGTTTTCCTGTGCCTGCAAGCAAAACAATGCCTGCGGATTTTATTGCATCGAAACAATTTGAGTGTGTTTGGGAAGGATATATTCAATGAAACTCAAAAGACTTAAGGAGATTTTAGACCTACTTGCTCAATATGCCATAAATATCTGTATTAGCATAAAGAAAAAGGAGAAGAAAGAAAAGTGAAGAAACCCAGGAAGAAGAAGCGCCGGATATCCATTGAACCAATAGCCAGAACGCCAATGGGGAAGAAGACGAAGGGGTTTAAGGTCCGGATTAAGTTCGCGTATATACTGATTCCTTTGTTACTTTGCGGTTGCGGAGGCAAACTCATCTACGAAAAATACGATGTAATTGACGGCCAAGATGTTTTGGTAGGCAAGGAAGTAGTTACAGTCAAAGGCAACATCAAGGCCAAGAGCCCCAGCGCAGAGGGAGAGAGCAAATCGCCGGTTGAGGCGTTGAAGGTAATTGATAAAATTGAATTTGAATAAATTTTAAATCTCCCCTTGACTTTGGATAAAAGATGTGGTATGCTTTAAGGTAGTGAAAAAAGAAAGGGTGTCTTTCTATGAAACCAAATCTTTTTTTATTTTATATAATCGCCCAGTTTCGAGCCTTATTTTCTACTTTGATTTGGGGTAGAGAACGAGACACCAGCCATAGAAATATGGTCGCTTGAGGCTGGGCTCATTTTTTATAAACATCTATGGGAAGAAAAAAACCCAAATCGCCTTCACCTTTTGTAATGGTGAGGAAAGACTTACTGAAAGACCCAGAGTGGCAGAAATTATCTAATCGGGCAAAAGTTCTTTATATGCCGTTTGTTAGATAAAAAATAATTTGCTTGACAAAACTTTTCTTATAATGTATAATTTAGGGCAATGAAAAAACCGGCTAAAGAATTTGGTGGACGTTCACGGGCAGAAGTTTCCTTAGTCGGTTCTTCTGCCTTTTTTATTTAAAATGAAATATAAAAATTATAATTATAGAAGTCGAGTAAGAAAAGTATTCTTAAAATATCATAAATTATGCGAATTTTGTGGAATAAATAAAGAATTAGAAGTTCATCATAAAATACCTATTGCTTGTGGTGGATTTAGTGGTTGGGCAAATTTACAAACTCTTTGCAAAAAATGTCATAAAAAGATTACTGCTCAACAATATAAAGATACCAGAATTTTGGCAGGTATATTTAAAAAAATAGAGAAAGAGTTATATAAAAGAGGATATAGTGAAGAAAAAATTTATCAAATTCTTAGTAGATTTATAGAGAGGTGCAGTTGACTTTAAATGATTAAAGCCTATTTTGACGGAGTTTGTGAGCCTATCAATCCTTGTGGTTATGCCGCATATGGGATATATATTGTCAATAGTCAAGAGATATTGAAAGAAGGGGTGTTTGTAGGCCACGGAAAAGGTATTAGTAACAATGTTGCTGAATATAGTGGTTTTATCCATATTTTAAAAATCCTTAAAAAAAAGAAACTGAATAAAAAGAGTATTATTATTAAAGGTGATAGCAAATTAGTAATTGAACAGATGTTTGGATATTGGCAAATTCGAAAAGGATTGTATCTTCCTTTTGCATATAAAGCAAAAAAATTATTAGAGAATTTTAAAAAAATTGATGGCCAATGGATACCAAGAGAAGAAAACGAAATTTGCGATAAGTTGGCTAAAGATGTTTTGCGAAATATGAAAGTAAGATTTAAAATCCAACCAGAGGAGGTGAAAGTATGAAAGCAATAATGCTAAAACATAATGCTCTTACAATTCGCTGTGAGAGTAAATTTGAAGAAGAGTGGTTAGCTCCTATAATTACTGCACTTGAAAAAGGAGAGAATAAGGGCTTTGCTCTATTTTCAAGCCCAGATGAGCAAACAGGTCTTGGTTTTATGACCATAGAAACCGAAATACCAAAGGAGGTGAAATAGAAAATGATAAGATTTATTAGTCTAATTTGCTTGGCAGGGATAATGGCCATATCTTTGCCGGTGTTTGCCGAAGGAACAAATCTCCTGGATGAATTTGGTGACATTATGTCTGGTCGTAAGGATAATGTAGAACTTCATCCTTATGTTGCCTATACTACCAAAGATACTTTTAAAATTGGCAGTATTCCCATTATTCCCAAGAACTTGAGGATAAAGTATTCTCCCGGGAAATTGGGTAAAGATGATAATGTAAGGATACATAGGATAGATGCTGGTTTAGAATTCTGACTTAAGTTTAACGGGGGTCGGCTGATATTTCCTGTCGGCCCCCAAAGGCGGATTATGACAAAGCAACTTCTTATTTGCCAAAATTGTGGTCAAAAATTTGAGCATTACCACAGAAATGGACACGCTGGCCCGAAAAAACGATACTGTGATGAGTGTTTAAGGAAGAAACAGAACGAAAAGTATGCCAAGAGATATGCCAATAGATTATCTTAATAAACCTACCCGCAGTAAATATTATAATAAGTCAGTTATTATAGACGACCATAGATTTGCCTCCCGCAAAGAAGCCCGCAGGTATCAAACTTTAAAATTACTCCAGAAAAATGGGAATATAAGAGGATTAGAGTTACAACCCCGTTTTTTACTCCAAGAAGGCTTTGAAAAAGATAATGTTAAATATCGGCCAATTTATTATGTTGCTGATTTTCAATATTTTGACTTTATGAAAAAAAGAATAACAATAGAAGATGTTAAAGGCTTCAAGAAAAACAGGGTTTTTTTACTCAAGCAAAAGATGTTTGAATATAATTATCCTGCCTTAAAGTTGGTATTAGTGTGATTTGTCGCCTATCGTGTTCATTTATTGAACGCTTGAGAAAAAAAAGATAAAAAACTACTTGACAACATCATAGTAATGTGATATACTCCAATTATGAAACAAAGAACAATTAAAATACGAGAAGAAACTTACAAAAGATTAAAGGCTTTATCCAAAAAAGAAGACAGGCCAATGACAGCAATTATTCAAGCAAGTTTTGATTTGTATTTAAAAAGGAAAACCTAAATGTCTAACAAAGTCTCCCATAAAAGTCAAAAAATAAGCACGGGCAAAGGAAGCGCTGAAAAGCGGGAGAGCCGATATTTTTTAATATCGGTCTTTTTTTGCCTGTGCGATTATATAAAGGAGGCAAGCGATGGCTGATACTTATACAGGTATATGTAAAGTATGCAATATAGAGACAGATTTAATTGAAGGCATTTGTGGAAATTGCTCATTGGTGCCTCAATATACTTCAGGGCCGTGGGAAGTAACCGAAACACTTGGGCAAACAGCTGTTACCATTCCACATTCAAAGATAGGCATTGCTTTCGATATTGTTTGTCATATTAGCAAAGACATCCGCAAGGGAAATCCAGACGGTAACGCCCGCCTTATCGCTTCCGCACCTGATTGTTATGAAGCGTTACGAACTGCTCCTATTAAATTAAAAACGGAAACTTTGGAACAATTCTATAACACTTACAAGTCTTGGTATCGCACAGAAAGACAACAAGCCATCATCAAAGCGGAAGGTGGTAAATAATGGCCGCATTGATTACCATAATTACATTTGTTCTCTACGGGAGTATGGCGATTGCGCCGATTATCACAGACAAAAACGGAGGTGCAGTATGAAACGTGAACTAAAGAGAATAAAAAAAGAATTATATTACTATAGGGATGGCAAGAAAATAACTGGCGTGCACGATAAAATCACAGGCAACGTCAGCGGTATCACAGGCGACGTCAGCAATATCAGGGGCGACGTCAGCGGTATCTGGGGCGACGTCAACGGTATCACAGGCGATGTCAGCAATATCACAGGCAAGGTCAGCGGTATCACAGGCGACGTCAGCAATATCAGGGGCGACGTCAGCGGTATCTGGGGCGACATAGATTTATGCGAGATAACGGAGGAAGAACGCAAAAAAGGCATAAAGATAGAGGATTTAATAGGAGGAGGTGTTTGATGATTTTCGATAACGACCGCCGACTTGATGACCTTGCAGTAGAAGCCTGCGAGGAACAAGACCGAGAGCCGATGTCAATAATAGATATGGTAAAGCGGATGAAGTTTTGTGCGGATGAGATAACGAGGTTAGAAACAGAAAGGATAAGGTGAAGACGATGGAAAAGCAAAAAGAAGGATTAGTAGCAAGCTCTGGTAATTCTCCGGCTGATATGATTATGCGGGCGGTTGAAGGCCGAGCTGATTTAGAGAAATTAGAGAAGTTGCTTGCATTACAGGAAAAGTGGGAAGCAAACGAGGCCAAGAAAGCCTATCACAAGGCGATGGCCGCCTTCAAAGCTAACCCGCCTAAGATAGACAAGGACAAAATTGTATCTTTTAAAACCTCGGTTGGGGCCACCAGTTACCATCACGCTACTCTTGCCAATGTAACCGAGAAGATTAGCTCCGAGCTTAGCAAATACGGCCTCTCTGCCTCTTGGCAGACCCAGCAGAACGGACAGATTATCGTAACCTGCAAGATTACCCACGAAATGGGGCATAGCGAACAGACCAGCCTTTCGGCCCCGGCTGATACATCTGGTTCAAAGAACGCCATCCAAGCCATAGGCAGCACGATTTCATATTTGTGTCGCTATACATTGCTGTGTGCAACAGGTTTAGCCACCCACGACCAAGATGATGACGGCAATGCAGCAGGTAAGCCGGTAGAATACATTGATGAGAAACAGATTAAGCAGATACTGGATTTGGCCACAGAAGCGGGAGCAGACAGAGCTTTGTTCCTTACATATATGCAGGCCGAGAGCGTAGAAAAGATCCTCAAGGCTGATTTCAAAAAGGCAATCAATGCCCTTGAGCTTAAGAAAAAACAGGTGAAGGAATGAAAATTATCGAGTGTATCCAGAACTTGCCTGAATGGTTTACGGCCAAAGTAGGAATACCTTCGGCTTCCAATTTTGATAAAATAATAACCGCAGATGGTAAGCCCTCAAAGCAACGCATCAAATATCTATATAAATTAGCCGGAGAGGTTATCGCTGGAGTAGCCGAGGAAACCTACCAGAGCGCAGCGATGCTTCAGGGAATTGAACTTGAAGCCTCTGCCCGGGAAATGTATCAATTCGTTACCGGACAGGAAGTCAAAGAGGTAGGGTTCTGTCTTGCTGACGGATATGGCTGTAGCCCGGACGGGCTTGTGGGGGATAAAGGCTTAGTCGAACTCAAATGCCCGATTATATCAACCCAGGTCGGATACCTACTCAAGAATGTTGTGCCTGTTGAGTATTTCCAACAGTTGCAGGGGCAGTTATTAGTAACCGAAAGGGAATGGGTAGATTTCGTCTCATATTACCCAAGCCTCAAACCTTTGATTATGCGTGTCAATAGGGATGAGGTATTCCTCAAAGCCTTGAGAGTAGAGCTTGAGATTTTTACAAAGGAACTCGCCGAATTAGTAAAGAAAATAAAATGATATTGAAAAAATAAGGGGGTAACTATGAAAGAAAATCAGTTACAAGTTATTGTTAAAGAAAGTGGCCTTGAACCAACGAAAGCAAAAGTTATTCTTGAAAAATTCCAGAATTACTTTGAAATTGCGTCTGAATGGGAAACTAAAGCTAAGAGTCTTGTAGTTACTAACGAAACTCAAACAGCTGAGATGGAAATGGCTCGCACTGGTCGACTATTCCTAAGAGAAAAACGAATTGCCATAGAGAAGGCCCGGAAAGAATTAAAAGAGCAGGCATTGAGGGAAGGCAAGGCTATTGACGGAATAGCCAATGTCTTGAAGGCTCTAATCGTTCCTATTGAGGAATATCTTGGTAATCAGGAAAAGTTTATCGAGATACAAGAAGAACAAAAACGAGAGGCCAAACGCCTTGAGGTTGAGAAGCGTATGGAAGAAGAACAGATTGCTAAGGAAAAAGCCGAAGCCGAAGAAAGGGAGCGCATTAAACTTGAGAATGAAAGACTTAAAAAGGAAGCCGAAGTGCGTGAACGTAAAATGGCTAGGGAAAGAAAAGAACAAGAAGCCAAACTTGCCGAGCAAAAAGCTAAAGCCGATGCAGAGCGCAAGGCTATAGAAGAAAAAGCAAGGCTTGAACGAGAAGAAGCCGAAGCAAAACAAAAAGCAATAGAGGAAAAAGCTCGCAAGGAAAAAGAAGCACAGGAAAAGAAACTCGCCAAAGAAAAGGCTAAAGCAGAACGACTCAAGAGAATAGCAGAGGTAGATGCTCTTAGGAAAGAAAAGGCGGCACAAGCCAAAGCGGAAGCCGAACGCAAGGAGAAAGAACGCCTTGCGGAGCTATTAAAAAATCAAGTAACTTGTCCTAAATGCGGGCATAAATTCCAATTAAATAAGGATAAATAATGCCTCGTGTTAAAGCCAGGGTATTAAAAACCCAACCAACAAAAGGCGAATTGAAAGCCTTGCTTCAATTCAATGGCAAGCTCCCGAAAGTAGGCGATATTATAACTTGCAAATGGGGAAGCCAGCGGAGCACTCAACAGAACAAATTTTATTGGCTATATCTTGAGTGGATTTTAGAACACGGCGGATTAAAAGACGAGTATTTAAGCGTAGAAGAATTGCACGAAACATTGAAAGGACGCTTCCTCTCGAAAAAGGTGCAGACTAATTTAGGCTTTCAAACCATAAGAATAGGCTCGACGACCGAATTGGATAAATTGGCTTTTGGAGAATATATCGATAAAATTGACAAAGTAATGGTTGATTATTGCAAAATTGACACCAGCCCATTTTTTGAGGAGTATAGAGAAAACTATGGCACATTCTAAAGGCAACTTTTCTCCAGAAGTAAAACAGGCGATTATGCAAGCGCAGCACAATTACTGCCGAGTATTAAATTGTTGCGAACCAATCCATAGCATTCATCATAAACTCCGAAATACTGCGGTCAATAGAAAACTATATCCTAAATTCATTCAGAGCGTTTTTAATGCAGTAGGTTTATGCTTTTCCTGCCATACGAACAATACACATTTATTTAATATTACTGACGGGGAAGCAAAAATCTATGAAAATTATTTACATTAACCGCCAATCCCCGGGCTTTCTATCCCCCTTTCTTGGCTCGGGGAGCGGGGGATAAAGGAAACTCACTATGGTTGACCTCTTTATAAAGCCTATATCAATGCGTCAGAGAGTAATAGATTACTGCAAAGTTAAAATCTATGTTTCAAGTATAGATATAGAGAACCTTAAAGACCATATTCGTAGGACAGAAGGTAATGTAAAGGGTTTATTAAGAATACACCGAGAATGGCGGGCATTGGCAAGGACAGAGGAGAACCCCAAAGGCGTTATGCGCAGATTAGATAGGCGAGAGAAGATATTCCGAGGTTTTAAGAACCCTGATTTAGCAATATACGAATTTATTGGAGAACCAACCCCACAAGAATAAGATAGGAGAATGGAGATGGAAGAAGTAAGATTTAATATACCTAATTTATCCGAACTTGAATATAAGTTAGTAATAAATGCATTAAAAGTTTGGCGAGGCGATTTTGGAAATGGTATAAGCACACAAATATGGACGAAGGAATTAGACGCCTTGTTGACCAAATTAGGTTTTGCTGAAAAGGGATGGATAAAAGATTAGAATGACCACCACCATCCCAACCCAAGACCTAATGAATAAGCGTATTTTGATGGCATTGGCTTGTTTGATGATGGAGAGGGTGAATTGAGATGGGAGTTTCAATTATACTTGGCAAAAAAAATATAACTCCAGGCTGGCGGTCTATGATGTATAGACTTATGACAGACAATTTTGGTTGTATTCATACGCAATATGGAACAGAATTTATCTTTATGGATTATGATATTCCTACCTTAATGCGTATAGCAAAGAGGCAATATAAAGGTCAAAAAGAAAAGCCTTTTGATTATGCGGAAGATATTGAACAATCTTTTAATGAGATAATAAAGACTATTCAAAAAAAAGGTGAAGCCAGAGTTTCTTGTGGGTTTTAAATAACTTAAACAACCCGTAGAAGGAAAACAATTGATGGCAGATGGGATGAATTGAGATGTCCATTAAAGACAAACTTCTAAAACTCCTCATTGACGAACTAATCCTCACCCCTACCGAGGCCAAGAACCTGAAGGACACGACTACTTTTGAGGAATTGGCGGTTGACGACTTGATGTTTATGGATTTGATAGGGGCGATAATGGATGAATTTGACATTTCCCTGCCGGATGTAGAGGGGATTAAGACGGTTGGGGAGTTGATTAAGGTGGTTGAGGGTAAGGTAAAGAATGGATAAACGGGAAATCGACCGCCGGTATTATCAGCGTAATCGCCAAAAGGTTTTAGCCAGAGTGAAAGATTATTATGAACGCAATAAAGACTCCATTTCGGAATACAAAAAGGATTGGTGGAAAAACAAGCAAACAAGGCTTGATTTGATTAAAAAAAGACATAGGCAATTAATAAAAGAAAAGGCTTGACAGACAGACCAAAGGGGTGTAGAATATAAGGGACTAACGGGAGGCGGGTTTTTTTATGTCAAAACAATGGGTAGTTGGATGGCTTGAAGTATTTAACCGTGCTTCTGTTAGTCGCCTGAAGGCTACCCTCTTTTATTGGAGTAGATAATGGATTATTTGCATATAAAAAATCTTGAAAAGTATCATCCGACATACAAAGACCGTAATCTTATCTGGTGTAAAACATATTTTAGTATGATAAATGCAGACCCTGAATTTGAAATGCTTGAAGAAATAGACAAATGGCGATTTATGGCCTTTATAATGTTAGAGATACAAAGTAAGAAACCAATACCTTTAGATGAAAGATATTTAACAAGAAAAGGATTTAACTTTAAAAAGCGTGCTATCTCTCTAACTTTAAAGATGTTACACAACTTTATAATGTTGTATACAGAAGATGAAAAAGTGCGTGGCGTAGATATAGATAAAGAAGTAGAAGAAGAAATAGAAAAAAGAAAGAAGTTCGTTACAGAAACTTTTGATTATTTTCTCTTAAAGACCAAACAGAAACTTCAATTAACATCTGAACGCAAGGCTATTATTGAAAAGCGATATAAGAATGGCAAAACAATAGAGGAATTAAAAAAAGCAATAGATAATTTCATTCAAGATGATTGGGAAGACCGTTCAAAGTTTATGGATTTGATTTATTGTTTGGGTGTTAGAAATAAGATAGATAACTTTGAGAAATGGTTAAATATGCTTGAAAAGAAACCTAAAGCAATGCACTGGGGGAGGGCAGAAGATTTTATACAGAAACAAGCAAAAACTAAAGAACAAATTGAGAAAGAGGGGCTAATTCCCAAAGAGAAATTGCAAAATCTTATAAAGAAAATAGGAAAAAAGTCTTGACAAACTCCAATAAATTTGATATAGTATTAGGTAGTGATAGGGGAGTGGATTTTTTATGCCTAAAGAACAGGGCGCATAGTAGGTTACGGAGAATAAACCATTTTCCTATCACGAACCGAATTGCGCCTCTTTTTTTGGAGGATAGAATGCGAGGTTTTAGAAATGAAGATGGCTCTAAACTTGGTTTTCAAAAAGGCCATAAAATCAATATAAAAAGGAAGTTTTCTTTAAAGCATAAAAAAAGATTAGGTAGAGCAATTAAAAAGGCACATAGGATTAAGACATTTGGTTATCAAAAAGGAAATAAATCTATATACGGATTTAAAAAAGGTCAAATCGCTTGGAATAAAGGAGTCTTTGGAGAAAAAAATAATAATTGGAAAGGTGGAAGATTTAAAACTGACCAAGGTTATATTCGTATTCTTAAACGTGAACATCCTTTTTGTAATAGTGTGGGATATATAACAGAACACAGATTGATTATGGAAAAAATACTTGGTCGTTATCTTAAGCCATTTGAAAAAGTCCATCATAAAAATGGTATAAGGGATGACAACCGCCCTGAAAATCTTAAACTTTTTGTTGAAGGCAAAAATTGGCATCCTTGGTTATGCCCTAAATGCGGATTTGAATTTTTGATTAGATAAATTGATACACCGATTTTTACTCCAGACGGAAGAAAAATTTAACCCCTAACCTTGCGAAGAAAATGATTATCCTACTCTGGCCATTAGCGATATTTCTGATTGTTTATTCTTACCATATGAGATGGTGGGGAGTAAAATGAAAGTTTGTTATAAATGTAAGCAAGAAAAGCTATTGACAGAATTTAGGCGATACAAAAGCGGAGTGAATAAAGGATATTATCATTCCTATTGTAAAGTTTGTGTAGTGCAAGATAAAAAAACCCAGAAAAGTAAAGAAGCAAAAAATAAATATATGCAAGAATAATGAGGAATAAAAATTAAGAAAGGAGAAACTAGGATGAAGAAAATAAATAATTGGGATGAATTTAAAAATCTTTCTATTAAAATAAGACAAGTAGAATATAAGAAGATAATTTATACCAGACACAAAAATCCAGATGGCAGTATTGGTGGCTTTGTAGCAAAAACTGCAAGGGTAGAAGTTACTGCTCGGGTTTCTGGGAACGCCCAGGTTTCTGGGAACGCTCGGGTTTGTGGGGACGCTCGGGTTTCTGGGAACGCCCAGGTTTCTGGGAACGCCCAGGTTTCTGGGAACGCTCGGGTTTGTGGGGACGCTTGGGTTTCTGGGAACGCTTGGGTTTCTGGGGACGCTCGGGTTTGTGGGAACGCCCAGGTTTCTGGGAACGCCCAGGTTTCTGGGAACGCCCAGGTTTCTGGGAACGCCCAGGTTTCTGGGAACGCTCGGGTTTGTGGGGACGCTTGGGTTTCTGGGGACGCTCGGGTTTGTGGGGACGCTCGGGTTTCTGGGAACGCCCAGGTTTCTGGGAACGCCCAGGTTTCTGGGAACGCTCGGGTTTCTGGGGACGCTTGGGTTTCTGGGGACAAAATTATTACCATTTTAAAAACAATTCAAGTTTTCCAATATTGTATTTCCATAACTCCGAATTATATCTTTTGCGGTTGTGAAAAATGGCAACATAAAGAAATCAAAACTTTGCAATATGAAAAATGTTCAGCAAAAACCCAGATGACTAAAGAGCAATTTACTATTTTAAAGAAAATGGTTTTGTTGGCAATTCAGTATTAAAGTTTGGAGGGTGAGAGGACAAAATTGATGTTTACTTTCCTCGTAAAAAAATCTTGGGCCAACTGTCCGGAAAATATGCTACAAACAATTAACTACGCTAATTTACATAAAGTAATATTTTATCTAATATGTATTTCAGTTTTAATCGGAGTGGCTGTTTGGTCGAATGGGAGGATAAGATGAATAGAGATGAGAAACAAATAAAAAGATTGGAAATGCGAAAAATAAGTAATACTATGAAAGAGAGGGGGATATGTCCACCAATAGCAAGGTTAGGGAAGTAGTTCAAGCAATTCGTTCACGAACGATATGAAGGGAGGAAGAGGATAATGGATACATTAAGAGAAGGTTTACAAGAAGAAATAGGCGATTTAAATAGTTGTTTACCAAAATCAGATTCAAAAGATTTAAGAGATGTTGCAAAAATATGGTCTTGTTATGTTCTACAAGCAAATATAGGTAAAGTACTTGAATATGGACTTGAGATTTCGAAAGCGATAACTAACTACTTAAATGAATTGGACAATCACCCCAACCAATAAAACCAATGACAGATAACCCATTTAAAAAGCAAAAGAGTAGATAAGATGAACCCCTACAAATTTGCCTTACTTTTATACTTAGTCATCGGCCTAATCCTGTGCGCCACAGTATGGGTTCAGAAGGTTTGGCCTGAACAGATGTATCTTGACCCTGAATGTAAATTTCCTTTTAGTAATGAACCCATAAATCCAGTTTTGATTTTATATAGAAAATCACAAATAGAAGAAATACGCTGGGATGATTTAGTTGCTACTGTAATACAGATAGAAAGTTCGGGCAATCCCCAAGCAGTATCTAAAGCAGGCTGCATCGGACTTATGCAGATAAATCCTAAAGGAGCATTGGCGGAATGGAATAATGCAATGGATAAGAGATATAAAATGTTAGAAAAGGGACATCCGTTTCCGATTGATTATGATTGGATAAAAAGCAAATGTTCCTTTCATACTTTAGGAGATTTATATAACCCAAATATCAATATCAAAATCGGCACTTGGTATCTTAAACGGCTTAAAGACCATTATCTAAAAAACAATTTTACTATTGAACGGATGTTGGCGGCTTATAATGGTGGCCCAACAAGAATGAGGCGTTTATTAAGACAAGGCAAAGATTGGCAGGATATGCCCCGTGAGAGCGTCAATTATGTTCGTAAGGTATTGAAACTTTATCGCAGACCTGCAAAATGACTCTGTGATATATTTAGAGAATTAAATCTGACAGGGGTTTTAAGGCACGATTTACCACGAACGGCAGATAAGCCAGTAAGAATGCCCTAAAAACCGAAAATCGCAAATACCTGCCAAAAATGAGGAGGAGGGATGAGTAAGAAATCTGACAAGAGAATGGTGGAGGGGATAGTGCTTAAAGATATTTGCATAAATAAAGTTACTCAATTAGCAGTGAATGAACTTATCTCTTTTGAGCAAATTGAACCGTTTAAAAGATTAGCAAGATTATTAGATGACGAAATCCAGAAGAAACTTGCCCAAGCAATAGCCTCTTATATACAGAGCAAGAAGCCGTTAGGAGATTAAATGAAAAAAGTTTATCAGACAAAATTTGGCAAGGAAGGTAATTGTTTTTCTGCTTGTCTTGCTTCTATATTAGAAATTGATATTGAGAAAGCGCCGACTTTTCGAGGGCCAAAAGGAGAATGGTATATAAAATATAAGCGATGGTTAAATCAATTTGGATTAGATTTGGTAGCCATCTCTAATTGGGATGATTTTCCAGAAGGCAGACCAAAAGTTTATGCAATGGTAGGTGGAACAAGTCCTCGTGGATTAAAACATTCAGTAATTTATTTTGACGGCGATATGGTTCACGACCCTCATCCTGAAGGTGGTGGAGTCAAAGATATTACTGATTGGATTTATCTTGTTCCCAAATTTCCTAATATACAGAGCAAAACTATTGAGGATGTCGTGATGGATGAGGGGAAGCTATTAAAATGAAGACGAAACCGGAAACACAGCTATCAGTGAGGAAGAAGAAAATGGAAGACACAAGAATAGCAGGCGCATTATTCGACTTTTGCGGATATTTAACAACTTTAAAAAAAGAAATCACGGTGGGTAGTAAAAATTTTGCTTCCCCCATAATAGACCACTTACAAAAATGGGCAAGAGAAAGAGGACTTAACTTAGAAGATGCTGATGTAAAAAATTGGGATAAGCGAGAGCATAAGTTATGAATTATTACGATAGCCTTGCTAATACCGGCCAAGGCTTCAGCGCAATAGATAACTGGTGGGACGCAATGCCCCTTGACTGCAAAGTGGCCTGGGGTATTGTGATATTGATAGTTTTATGGATAATGTTTACCGAGAGGAGGCCAAGATGAAAAAAGTAGAGAGCCTAACTATATCTCTTACCAAACGACAGATTTATCAAATCAGGGAATATGTAACTAAGAACGGTTATGAGGAAAATTGCGGTAAAGAATTCTGGCTTATTATGCAGCCAGTGGTGCGGGAGTTTAGAGAACGGTTGGAGGTTCTTTTACTTACCAAAACTCAAGGCCGGAAATTAGAAAAGGTATTTAAGCAGATAAGGAGGCAATAATGGATAAGAAATGGACAATCGAGCAGTGGTTAGGGATTATGCTTATTGTTTTTATATTTGTCCTGGGGCTTGGCACTGGATTTGGTTTAGGCCGGGTAGGCAGAGAGGTTAAAATACAGATTGAGGAAAAGGAGAAGATAGTCAAACGGCCTTATCTTGATTTAACATTGCCGAAAGAGAAACAACTGCAAAGGCTTAACGCTTATGCGAATACTTTGGATTTAGAGGTATTGGAAAGAGGAACGGAACACAAGATTTGGCAATCGGGGTATAAAGAAGGATACAAAAGTGGCAGAGCAAGATAAAAAGATAGCTCCATATCAACAATCCTCAGAACGAATGTCCGTTGCGGCAATATTTGTAATTACCACAAGCCTCCTAATCATCACCTTGATAGATGTATTTGATAAGGCGCCTTGGACAATATGGAGATGGGTAGATAGAAAAATAACAAAAGAGAGATAATTGAAGAAACAGTTTAAAGAACCAATACTTTTACCGTTAAAAAAGATAATAATATATGTAGCTCGCAAATACATATTGAGGCGTTTATATAGTACAAAACCGCTTACTCCGAAAGAGATACGAAAATTGGGTAACATTTTAAAGCATATTGAGAAAGTAATTAACTATCTCCGCCATTTCCAATCTCTCGTCGAGAAAGTCCTCCGCAAGACATATTCCTAAAAATAATCCATTTGACAGAAATATAATTATATGGTATATTTAGTGCATAGACTTTCAAGTATTATATTTAAAATAAATAAAAATATATTTATTTATTATGCTTAAACTCCCCAATGTATTAACCGCAGAAGAACTGCGAAGCCTTGATGTGGCAGGCCTGATAGAGCAGTTAGCCCTGGCCCAGAAAGCCATTGAAATCCTCCAGGACAAAAGGCAGGATAAATACACTTCTTTAATCACAGCCCAGAATACCCTATTGGAAGCCCAGAAAGAAACCCACCGGATAAAGGTCAATTTAAAGGATTTAGCCAATAATAGTAATAAGTTCTTAGAACGGCTCAAAGTCATTAAAATGCTGATTAAGGCAGAGAAGTAATGAAGAAATGTATAATGTATAGAATCTCTCCAAAGACAATTAGCCCTTAAAAACCCAAAATGGCAAGAAAACTTAATAAAAGACAATTAGCATATTGCTATTATAGAGCAAGGAATTATACAATAGAAGAAAGTATGAAGAAAGCAGGTTATAAAGGTATAGGTGAAGTAGCAAGAGCAGTAGGGTCAAGATTGGAGACAAATGATAACATCAAAATACAGATAGAAACAGAAAGGGCTAACGTCTTTGATAAGAGTAAGATAACAGATGAATATATATTAGAAGGATTGAATAAAATTGCAAAAGAAGGAAAGCAAGAAGCAAACAAAGTGAGAGCTTGGGAACTATTAGGCAAATACCTTGCGATGTTTACTGACAAGACGGAACACTCCGGCACAATTGAGCATACCCAAGCGGAAAAAGAAGAGTACAACCGACTTCGGAATAGGATAAATGACACAATTCCTTTACTCAGTTGAAGTTATGTAAATCAGCGAAGTTAACATAAGTTTTATTATACCACCAAGTGTCAGATATGGAATTCTCCAAATACTTTAAAGAGATACGAAGAGTATTAAGGCTTCTTGAACAAGACAGGGATAAACGGGAGCGCAAACGATGTTATAAGGAGGCCGGGCCGGGGGGGGGCACCAACCCATCCCCACCCCCACGATAATTATTAACCCGACCCTCTAAATTTCTGGGAAAATTTTAGAAAAATTTTATGAGCCTGCTCTACTACTTCATCATCCGTGAAATTGGAATATTCAGCCTTGGCAGATTTGTTGATTTATTACAGAGAGATTTAATTAAGGTGGTGGAGGGTAAGGGATAGGTGAAATGGCAACAGCATTTCGAGCGTCTCGGCAAGGAAATCGTCAGAAACGGACTTGGAAAGTTAACCCTAAATGTTGGCCCGATAGGAAAAGACCAGACAAGTGTGTTTATAGAGTGCGGGAAGGATAGCAGGAGATTTATAATAGCGAGAGATGATGAAGAAGATTAAAGCAAGAGACGGTTCATAATAACGCCCCAAATTTAACTAAAGGGCAATTCCGTCATAGTTTCATTACCTATGGTGTAGTTGCCCTTTTTTATTATGATAAAACTAAGAGAAGCAATAGACAGGAAAGTCCAACTCTGGGATAACGCTATCAGGCAGGCCTCTAACGAAAATGTAGGTATCCGGCTTCTAAGGGACAAGAAAAGGTGGCTCTGCCGGAATGACCTCTACTTCCTTGCCCAGTTTACAGGACATGATAAGTTAATTGAACATTTCCATAAACCCTTCTGCGACCACGTTTCTTTGATGAACTGGAGAGTAGTTAACTTAGGGATGATGCCCCCTTCTGAGGGGATGCTTAGGGTTGATGAAGTTGATGAACTTGGAAAATACCAGAGACTTTTTCTTTACTTTCGTTCCGCCTTTAAGACCACTATTGACATTACCTTGCATACCATTCAGCTTCTCCTGAACTTCCCCGAAATCCACATCGCCCTCTCACACAACACCCAAGTCAATGCTTCTGACATTTTGGAGGGAATTAAAAACCTTTTTTTAACTACTGAATTGGCAAGGATTTTTCCCGAATACATCCCTAATTCAAAGGAATGGGGGAACAAAACCGGCTTTTCCGTAGCCTGTCGCAGGGACTTCGTGATGAAAGGGGATAATCTTGAGGCAATAGGGATAGGAACAGAGGTTACTGGTCGCAAGTATCACATCTTCAAGAACGATGATATTGTTACGGAAAAGTCCGTTACCAATGAGGAGCAATTAAAGCAGTCCCGTGATTATCTTGAACTCCATAAATCCCTGTTCGTCAATCCGAGTGTTCGGGTGGAGGATTACTGTGGAACGAAGTATCACTTTGCCGATGCTTATTCTGCTCTGGAAGAAAACTCGGAAGTAGAAACTCTTAAAGTGCCTTTATTGAAAAACGGAAAATGTGTTTTGCCTGAGATGTTCAGTGAGGAAGGGATAAAGGGATTAAAAGAAGACGCCTATATTTTTAACTGTCAATATCAGTTAAATCCGGAAGACCCCAAGAAAGTCAAATTTACCAAAGGAATGATACAGACATATACCTCTATCCCGCAGGGCCTGAATTACTACCTTTTAGTCGACCCCGCCGACAGCGAGGAGAAGCGGGCCTGCTATACGGCAATGAAGGTTATAGGGATAGATAACGAGGAAAACTGGTATTGGACAGACGGCCTTTTTGACAAGATAGATGACCGGGAAAGAATAGATGAAGCGATAAGGCTTGCCCTTAAATGGAACGCATTTGAGGTCTTGTGGGAGAGTATTTCATTCGGCAGGACAGATGCCCGCAACTTCGAGCGACGCAGGCGTGAAGTGTCAGGCTTGAAGCATTGCCAAGTCAGGGAAATCAAGGCCTCAAGAACGAGTAAGGATGACAGAATTTTGGGACTTAACGACAGGTATTCACGGCACAAGATATTCTGGCCGCCGAAGATGCTCTACTACTCACGCTTTGAGGGAAAAACTATTGATATTGTCAAGGCGCAGGAGTATGAGTTCTTGGGATTTCCTCTTGTGTCGCACAAGGATTTGCTGGATGCGGAAAGTTTTATGCTTCAGATAGACCTGATTAAGGGCGACAAAATAGCCAAACCCGAAGTCTCAAAATTCGCCCACATCAAAGACCCTGTCCAGAGGGGCAATACCGAGGTGTTTTGGCACGGCTGGGATAAGTGGAAAGAGAATGGTTTTAGGGCACCAGAGGAAATGCAAATGGTGGATAACTTATGAATAAGGTCTTTCTTTTTAGTAATGGTGGAACCGATGTTTATATGGATGCGAATAAGTATAAATGGAGAAATCAAAAAGTAACATATAGAGAAGCACAACTTATAGGGATGTTATTTAGGCAGTTTCAAGAAATAAACAAGTTAAAAGATGATACCCGACAGAACTGAAATATCAAAATTCTTAAAGAAACAAAAAGACAATTCCAAAGAAGAAGTCTTGGCCAATTTTGCCTCTTGGGTTATAACTCAAGGTGTCCCTGTTGACAAAGTAGGAAAACTTATTATGGACATCAGAAGTTATCCCGAATGGAAGTGGGGCGAATGAACAGACTATATCACATCGCAAAATACATTAAAGACAGATGTCTTTATGACGCCACAGGCAATCAGGCAATCAGCGTGGAGAAGGTTATTAAATTATTCTTACAGTATCTTGACGAAAATAATATCGTCTATGGCGAGGGGGAATTCCATTCGCTTGCCAAAGACGGTAAAGCAGTGGTAGATGAGCCGGTATAATGTCAAGCCATTGGATAAGGTGTCCGAGTTGTAATTCAATTTTAGCAAGAGAGGAAGGTGATAGGTTAATCCTAAGAACAGGATTTGGTAAGAGAAGGGTATTCCACGCATTCAATAAAAAAGACGGGACATTGACTTGCTGGTTTTGCAAGGAAATAAAAAACTTGGAGGGAAAAAGCAATGGGAAATTTCAAAGAATTGTTAGAAAAAGCAAACTTACTCAGTCAGAACCCCTCACTAAATAGCACTAACGGTTTGCTTGTAAAACTCTGCCGAGAATTGAATGAAAGATTTCCTGCCAAAAAAATAGTAACTACGAATATAGCGCCGATTGAAGAGAATACCCTTGTTGTTGAAAAACCTGTAAAGAAGGAAACAGGACGGAAAAAGAAAAATGTTTAGATGCAAGTCGTGCAGAGAAAAAGATAAAATAATTTCTTTCCTAAAGGAACAAAATAAAGACCTCTACGACCGCCTAATGGCCTTTAATAAAGATGCCTTTGTCCATTATAAGGCGGAAACCAAAACAGGTAAACCTTTATATCCTATTGGACTGGATAAAGACGGAAAGCAAATCAATTATGGCGATACTGACCCAGTAGTGGCAAGGGATGAGATTTTCAGGGCAATGGGAGAAGAACCAATAACAGTGGAAGAACCGGAAGAGGTTATTAAAACATAATGCCATTTGAAGAGTTGGACTTAACTGATGTAGAAAAAGGCGATTTAGATGCTCTTGCCTCCAAAATAGAAACCTACTACAAACAGGATATGTCAGATAAACTCTTGCGTGCGTATTCCTGGGATGAGGCAATTCGTTTCTATGACGGCGATCAACACATTGAGTATAACATTTCTACAAACAGGTTCCAACAAGTTACAGTAACTCGCAATAACGACTTTATCCCCCGACCTATCACTAACTACATTTTAAACAATGTAGAGACTATTGTCTCGCTTCTTACCAAACAGAAACCTCAACCAAAGGTTAGGGCGAACTCCCAGAGTCCCAAAGATATAGCAGGGGGAAAAGTGGGAGATTTAGTCTTGGATGTCAAACACGAGGAATTGCGAGAGGACGAAAAGACACAGGAGAAGGCGTATTGGGGAGTGATTTGCGGAACAGTATTCAAAAAAATCTTCTGGAACGAAACTACCACTAAAGTCATCCGCTTGCCCAGAATGGAGATGGCCGAGGAAAATATTCTGGATGAGCAAGGTCAACCTACTCCTGTTCTTGATGAGTTGGGTCAACCTTCAATGGATGAATTAACAGGACTCCCCAGATACCAAACTCAAGAGATAGAACGCCAAGCCCAAGATGAGAACGGCGAAGATGCCTTTGATGAGTTTGATGTAGGGGATGTGGATACCGCAATCATCCCGCCTTTCAATATTGCCCTGCCTCTGCAAGCCAGAAGTCCATTAGAGATTGACTGGATTATGGAGTATTCCGTCCAGAAAATTGACTGGATTAAAGAGCAATACGGAAAAACAGGAAATGGATATACCGGTCAAGCCAAAGATGTTACAGAGGAAAAAGAACTTTCAGCCGTTATGCAACTTGAATATCGTCTTAGAACCCTTACAGGCAGGCGTTCCGGTGGAGGATATTCTACCGGTGCAGCAGGATTTATTGACCTCAAGAACTCCGCTATCCTGAAAGAATACTATGCCAAGCCGGATAAAAAATATCCCAAAGGCAGAATGGTTGTTGTGGCCAATGGAAAGACACTTTTTATGGGAGACAGTCCATATTACGAGGAAGGATTTGAGGACAGTTGGAACCCTTATGTTGAATGGCGAGCAAAGATAGTTCCCGGAAGATGTTGGGGGAAAGGTCTTGTTGAGGAGCAAATTCCTTTAAACAGAAGGATAAATGCTATAGATAGTCTTATTATATTGAACCGCAAAACTATAGCAATAGGACAGTGGCTTCTTCCTGAAGGTTGTGGTGTGCCTAATGGATATATCAATGGCAGGCCAGGTCTTAACATTCCCTATCGTCCTGTAGGTGCAGCCGGGGCCAAACCGGAAAAAGTCCCTGGAACCCCACTTCCACAGCAGGTTTATCAGGAACGGGAACAAGCGGTTGAGGATATTAAACGGGTAGGAATGACCAGAGATGTTTTAGAGGGGACAAATCCTCAAGGCGTTAAGACTGCCTATCAGTTAGAACAATTATTGGAAAATGCCCTTGCTTCTTTAGGCGCAACATTCCAGAGGTGGGAAAAATCCATTGAACGGGAGGAAACCAAAAAACTCCTCTTAATTGCCAAAAAATACAAGGAACCAAGACCTGGGTTTGGAAAGAAACTCCAAGCAATAAACAAGGATATTACCGACATAGAACTTGAGATGTTTATGGGGGAAGATTTAAGAGACAATGTGAATGTCAGGGTCGAGATGGGTTCGTCTATTCCCCGCTCTAAGGCAGGAGAAAATGCTGTCCTGCGAGAAATGGTTCAGAATAATATTTTAGATGTAGTGCAGAACTCTGTAAATAAAAGAGAATTCTTAGATAAAATGGGTATTAAAGGATTTGACTATCAGTCCTCTCCTGATGTTAAGCGTGCGCAATGGGAAAACTCCATTATTGAAAATGGTGATATGCAGAACTTGGTTGTAAAAGAGGCTTCACAACAGCCAGACCCGACGACAGGTGAAATGGTAGATGTTCCTGCCTCAACAGTTCTGGAACTTGACGACCACGAAACACACATTGTTATTCACTCAGCCCGTATGAAAGACCCTAATGTAATCCCAGAAACAAGACAAAAATATCTTATGCACATTGAGGAGCATTTGGAATTCTTAAGGTCAGCAATGGAAGCCCAACAGCAGGCACCAGTAGCAGAATCACCAGCAGAGCAAAAAACAAGGGCAGTTAGCGGAGAACAGGCACAAGAGGCAGTAACGCCGGAAGGAGTGTAAAATGCCACCACCAAAATCACGTGCCCAAGCCAAATTATTTGGATACATAGCAGGAGGAGGAGACCACAGGTTTGAAAAGTTCCCAGCCTCGGAAGCAAGAGAACGTTTAAGGGGCGTTAAATATAAAGGTTTGCCAGAAAAAAAGGGAACATTGTCAAATGCACTTAGAAAAAGAAGAGGAAGGAGGTAAAAATGCCTAAAGGAAAAGGTAAAGGTGGTTTAGTGGAAAAGGGCCCGGGAGATGTAAAAGAAAAACCTCAAGTCCCTGCTTTCAGAGGAGACAGCGGAGATTCATCCGCCAAAGGGTCGGATGAAACCAAGAGCGTTCACTACGAAAGGTAAAAAAATGGTAATGGATTCTAATAAACCAAAATTGAATTATCCTTCAGGTAAAGCCAAAGTAATGAAGAAAGACGCTGCGGGTAATCCATTTCCCTATGAGATGGAACACGCCGCCGACGGTGGAGTATCTGATGGTGAAGTGGCTGAGAAGGGATTAGGAGCTGCAAAATATACTCCTAAAGCCCAGACCAATGTTGGAGAGGACGGTTTGGGAGGCCACCAATAATGTCAAATTTTTCTGAAGCTTTATTAAGAAGAAGGCTTGGCAAACAGAGAAGATTTGGCAAACCTCGCACAGACACCGAAAGACGCAAAAGACATCAAAAACTTTACGGAACGAGCAGATTGCCTTCCAGAGGTTCCGGTTTGTTCCGTTAAACGTCTCGTCTGCGAAACAAGACGATAAAAAAGGAGAAAAAGATGTTTGATGAATTAGATACCGAGAAATTGGTAGAGGAAGCCGCTAAAATTACGGGTGAGGAAGAAACCACTCAGGAAACGGCAACTGAGGAAACTTCCACAGAGGAGAAAACTGAAGAAACTCAGTCTCGAGAGGAAACCTCCGAGGACACAACCTCGATAAAAAGTGAAGAGGAAACCCAAGAGACGGAAAAAGAAACCGAAGAAGATACCCGATTTGATAAACATCCACGATGGATAAAGCTCAGGGAACGAGCCGAGACAGCCGAAGAACGAGCAAAAGTAGCCAATGCCTTAGAGGAAAAGTTAGGCGACTTACCTATTGAGGAACTGACAAGGCTAAGGAACGCAGGAAGTCTATTACGCAAATATCCGGAACTCGCTACCAAAGTCCAGAAGGTCATTGATGAGCATACCTATGTCAATGAGGAGACTAAAGGTGAGATAGATGCCATAAGGCAGGAAACAGCGGACTTGCGTTATGATTTGGCTTTGGACAAATACGATAAGGTAGTAGATAAATTGATTTCCGAAAACAAGGTTGATAAGGACATAGAGCCTTTGGTTAAGGAAGTGCTTGAAAACAGGGTAATAAATCAAAAACTTGACGCTAAAGACATCCCCCAGGCATTTGAGAAGGCTTTAAAAGATGTCAACCTCGCTTATCGTAAGAAGCTGGCTTCTCATATTGAGACTAAAAAGTCAGAGACTAAAGTCCCTGCTTCGCCTGCTCAAAAAGGTAAAGTCATCGTTACAAAGTCAGAGGCTACTGATGTTGGTTCTGTAGTTAATGAACTTGCTGAAGGTCTTAAAGCCCATCGTGGAGAACCTATAAAGGAGTAAACAGATGGGAGTTACTACTACGACTTTAGGTGGACTCCTCAAGCGTATTTACGGAAAAAGGCTGGTTCAAATGCAAAATAAAGCAGCCTTTCTCTATAAAATGCTTCCGAAGTCTATCGAAAAACCAAAAGGCACTGGTTTCTATCCTGCTGTTTCAGTTGCGGGCAATCAGCAAGGCGGCGGGGCAATAAATGAGTCCGAAGCCCTGAAGACTGCCGGGAATGAAACCGTTGTGCAGTTTACAATTATACCCAAGATTAACACTTGGACAATCCAGATTAGTGGCCTTGCCCGTGCAGTATCAGAGGGGGATGAGGCATCATTCGCTACAGGTTTAGTCAGGCAGTTAGACGAAGCCTTAGAGAATATGCTTAAAGACCTCAACCGCCAATGTTATAGCGATGGCAGCGGTAAACTTGCTACTGTTAATGGCACACAGACAGCAGCGACCATAACTTGCGATGATGTCATCAATGTAAAGCCTGGTATGCACTTGGATAGCTTTTCATCGGCAGGAGTGCAGGACGAAGACGACATAACCGTTTCTTCTGTTGATAGGGCTAACAACCAGATAACCTTTTCTGCTGCTGTTAGCGTAACTGATGATGATTATTTCACAAGAGCAGGCGTAAGAGATAGTGTTCCTACTGGTGGCAAGGAATTGGCAGGGACAACTTTTATTATTGACGATGGAACTGTTGCTACAACATTCCAGGGCCAGTCAAGGACAACCTATCCAATTTTGAGGGGAAATATCATCGCTGCTGGCAGCGTAAACTTGACCAATGACCTGCTTCAGAGGTCGGCGGATGAGGTTTCGATTGTCGGTGATGGCAAGATAGATTTTCTCATCTCAAGGCACGGCCAGCGCAGAAAATATCTTGACCTTGTTACACCGGACAAACGCTTCCTCGATGACAAACTGGACAGGGGCTATCAGTATATCTTTTGGAATGGGATGAAGTGGTCAAATAAACCATCAATAGGCCACCTTAACTAGTAATGGTTATGAAAAATACTCTCAAATTCGGAGAACACCTCAAAATGACAGAAAGAAAAATTGGTTGGTTAGCAGGTATTGTGGATGGTGAAGGATATATCGCTATCCACAAACTTTGGGCTAATGATAGAAACAATTACCGTTTTCAAGTTAGATTAGTTGTTTCTAATACCAATTTTGATATTTGTCAGCGATGTAAAGATTTATGCGGTTGTGGTAAAGTTTATACCAAAAAACAAGTTAAAGGACAGAAAGTTGTTTATCAATGGGTTCTTTACGGTGTAGATAAAATTGTAAGTATTTTGGAGATGATTAAGGATGATTTAATTCAAAAAAAAGAAGTAGCCGAGATTGTGATTAGATACAAAAAATTTTACCAATCAAAAGGTGGCTACGCAAAAAGAATATCTCCAGAAACTTTGCAATCTCAATATCTATTATACCACGCTGCATTAGAACTAAATCGCAGAGGCAATTCCGAGCCAAGCCCAAATAGGGAAGGTGTAGAGACTAGATGGGAGTCCCCTGAAAAGGGTGAAGGTATAGTCCGAGCTACACGGAGACGTGTAGAGTCTGGTAGAAATATCCAGACCGTTCTGGAAACAGAATAGTAACAATCCTGATATTGATGTCGACTGTCCTAAAGCAGAAATTATCGGTATCACCCCAAAATACCTTGAGAGGTTTGAAGTCCGTGGTATCCATTTGGCGGATGATGACAACTCAATCCTCAAATGGAACGGGACTGCTGATATATTCTTGGCATATTACAGGTTATATGCCAACTTGGGAAGCCTGAAACCAAATGCACATTTCAGGTTAACCGAACTTAACGAACCCACGGGGTCTAACTAAGAGAGGAGGATAAAGCTATGAAGAAACTTTTACTTGCTTGCCTCTTTCTCTTAATTTGCACTCCTGCATTTGGGTTGATAGTTACGGATAATGTAGACAGGGATAACTTTGGCTATGAAGTTGCCTTTAGTTATGCAACAGATAATATATCGGCAAACACAATAGCGTGGGAAATTCCTGTAGAATCAACTTTGGATGATAATTTCTACTATGTTGTTCCAAGAGACGGCAGAGTAGTAGGGATGTCTGTTGCTGGAAGTGCAGCCTGCACAGCAGGAGCAGCTACATTTGATATAACTATCAATGGTGCAGTTACAGGAATTCAAACTGTAATTGAACCGACAGCAACTACAGCACGTTCAGCAGTAGGTATAAACGGTGCAGCAGACCCTCAATATGCCTATATCAGGCAGGATAGGGCAGATAGTGTGGTCGCAAGGGGATTTAGGGTATCTTTGGATAGAGTTGGTTATCACGATGCCGAACATCCTTTTGGTAAGGCTACTGCTTTGACTGCTGGCAACAGAATAGGAGTAACCATTAACACAACTACAGGCTTTACACCAACTGCTACTACTGATTATCTAGTAGTAATCTATGTGCTTGAATAAAGCCAAGAAAACAGGGAAATGGGAAACAGCCTTAATTTGGCTGTTTCCCGCTTTCCTTGAAAAATGTTTCCTGTATCTTCTTATATTTGCCGTTCCACTTTTGTATTATCCCCTGAAAGTGGATGGAGGGATTATTGATTTACGCAAGATACGAGAAATAGGTTTTTATTCTTTTGCGATAATTATTTGCTCTTTCTTGCAAAGGAGCCGGTGGTTAAGATATTTTGTAATTTGGTGTGTGATAAACTGGTGGGTTAATTTCTTCCTGCCAAGAGAAAGTTATATCGGATTAACTAATGTCTTTTCCGCTTTAGTTCTTTATATCGGCCTGAAGTTCTTGCTTGAAAAAGGTTTTTTGAAGGTTGATGTAATTCTCCGCATTGTCTGTGTAGCAGTATTGTTTCAATTTGGCTGGCTGATAACACAGATGTTTAATTACGACCCTTTGGAGTGGTGGAAATGGGGCCCGGGATTTTATGCCATAACTGCTTCAGGCCAGCCGTTGGGGACTAAAGTTCCTTTAGTAAGTTGGAGCGGAAACCCTTGTGTTTTGGGAATATTTTTTGCAAGCACTTCATTTTTGCTATTGCATTATTTTAAGATTAGAAAACTACCAATTCTGTTCTTTGTTATTTTAAGTTCTGCGTTTATTATCAAGAACGCCACTACTGCGATATGTTTTGCTTCCGGAGGATTATTTTATTTGCTGAACAGATACCGTTTTAAAATGAAATATATCCTTGTTTGCCTGTTGGTTGTTGTGATGCTCGGCACATTTTTCGTATATATTAAGGCGCCGAATTTTGACAGATTTCCTATTTGGCAAAAGTTACTTCAGGATGGTATAAAGGTAAAACCATTTACGGGAAAAGGAATTAACTTCTTTGCCCATTTATTTATTATTGATAAAACTGGAACACCGTGGAAAGAAGCACATAATGATTATTTGCAGATGATTTTAGAACTTGGAATAATCGGATTTGTTTTATTCTCCGGCTGGATTGTTTCAAGATTTGTGGTGTTCTTTAGACAAGCAAAAAATAATAAACAAATATGTATAGCGACGTGTCTGGTAGCATTTTTGATAGCGGGAGTATCTATGTTTCCGATGCACTTGGCTCAAATATCTTTTTATGCCGTTTTACTTTTAGCAGTTTTGGAGAGCATTTATGTCAATTCCAAAAGTTTTAGCCCCCACAATATCTAAAGAGTTTCAGAACAGATTGCGCAATTTCGACCCTAAATTGCAAGCAGTGTTTAATTGTCAGACAGAGAGGTTCGAAATATATCGCCATTCAAAAGGCAGATGCCATTGGATACTTGAGGTGAGTAATGAAGATGAAAGCTACCGTTCATTAGATAACAGAGTAATAAAAAAATTATGGAGGATGGATATTATCGCAAGATATGGTTCAGTTGCCAATTACGAGAAACATCTTGATGAAAAACAAAAACTATGGCGAGAGAAACAGGACAAAAAAATGAACCACGAATTGCGTTACGATATAAAGGACAATAAGCGTCTCTGGCAGAGGGCGGCGGAGAACTTAAGGTCAGGAATAATCAATGACCCGCCCGAAGAAAAAGAGAGGAAGATAATTTCCTGCTCTAAATAAGGAGGGAACGATGCGGTTATGGAATGTTGGCGACAACGAAATAAAGCAAAGGTATAACAGCCAAGCAGTTATTATCAAGGCTAACTCAATAGAGGTGCTTCCCGATGATACTGCGGTATTCCTTTTAAGCAAAAGAGAAATAAGAGGCAAGGGATTAGTTCAGATAAAAGACGGCGATAATAAAGAAGAGCATTATGCTGAAGGCCGTTTAAATATCTACAACTGGAATATGCAAATATACGGCGATTACGAGAAGCATTGTGAAGAAAGAGAGGCACAGAGACTTCAGGCACTAAAGCCGCACGAGGCAGTGGTTGAGGCAAAGAGAATTATTGATGAATACGAAAAATGGATAGAGGACGGAAAACCTGTCAAAGACGAAATAAAGGAAACAATCGGTGAGAAGAAAACCGTTTATGCCTGCCCTTACTGTAATAAGGAATTTGATGTAAAAGTGGCATACTTCGGGCATCTGCGTTCTCACCAAAAGGAGCAAAATGACACTAGCGCAGGCAGTAACAAAAGTGAGGGAGAAGGTTGATGAAGCTACGGCAGCCTTTTGGACTCAAACCGTAGTAAATAGTCAACTCAATGAGGCATATCGTTATTATTGGGCGTTCATTATTAAACTCCACGAAGGCTACTTTACAAAAACAGATAATATAGATTTTGACGCAAATGCGGCAGGTGTGTATAATTTGCCTGCTGATTTTTTCAAGGCACGCCTCGTATCCCGCCTCCTATCAAACGAGAAGGTTCCCCTAAAATACCACGAAAGGTATGATTATCCTATTGCCAAGACGATAGGGAACGCTACCTATAATCTTCCTACTTACAGATTTAGAGGAGCGCAAATACTCTTTGAACCTGCACCTGATTTTACGGAAGTTAACGCTGTGGAAGTGGAATATGTGCGAACTCTTGCTGTCCTTACTGCTGCTGTTGATGTAGACAGCGAATATCCGTCTTTGGCCGAAGACTGCGTAGTTTTGAGAGCAACTATCAAATGTAAGGAAATAGAGGAAATGGTGGCCGGTGGCGGGGCAGATACTACTCCGTTTATCAGGGATTTATTGACAACCGAGCAAATGCTTAAAGAGGCGATAGAGCAAAGAACAGTTACCAGACAGTATGTAGAACAATTCGGGCCGGATGACAATGTATAATAACTTAAGGAGGGAGAGGATGAAAAAGTTTTTGATGTTGTTTGTATTGAGTTTTTTTATTGCTCAAGTGGCGGAAGCAGGGCAGATTATAGAAAGGCATAATTTCTATAACAGGTATGACCCGACCTCGGGGAGTTTTGTTTATAATGATGATGGTGCATCTTCTACAGGAGACCAAGTAGCAGTAAATACTTATAAACAAAAATCTATCCAGATTACAGGCCTTACAGTAGGAGAAGATATAAGAATAAGCATAGAAGGCCGTTCCAAGGACCAAACAAATCTACGTTCTAATCTACAAAGCGGAGTGGCTAACTGGGCTATTTTAGATACCGTAGATTTCGGTTCTGCTTCTGCTGATAGTGCTATAAATAAAATAGTGGATGTTACCGAATATGTGGACTTCTTAAGAATAGGAATAAAAACTCACGGGGCAACTGGAACATCCCACATTGACATAGAAGGTATATTTACTAACCTTGAAAGGTAAAGGAGAGAACTATGGATGCTAATGACATTGCCAAAGCTATTGAATTAGGTAAGTCTCTTGATGATTTAAAGAAACTTAAAAGTGATATTCAAGAGGCAAAACTTGAGAAAGCAAAACTTGAGAAGAATATCGTTATTCTAAAAAAGGCAAATGCCGAAGAACAACAGGAATACGAACAGGATAAAAAAGAACGGGATGAGCAAATACGACAACTTGAAAGCAATATAAAATTGTTAGAGGCAAAACGCTCTAATCTGGCTACTTCGGCTGTTCCTGAAGTGAAAAGGCTGGAAGGGCTTAAAGCTGAATTGGCTAAGACAAACGCAGGCTTGGAAAAAAAACAAAGTGAGCTTGATACGAAATACGAAGTATTAAGCAAAAGAGAAGGCAAGATAGAGGGCAAAAAAGAGGTTTTAGCCCAAATTGTTAAATTGACCCAAAAACTATGATTTTTTATAAATGGCTAAAACAAAACCAAAGCCCGCAGGTAATAGAAAAGAGTTAGCAAAGGCATTAACAACAAAGCCATTAGAAGGGCAATTTACTAAAGAACAAACTCTTAAATATGTAGACAAAGCAGCAAAACATTTTAAAACTAAACCTGGTGTTATCCTTAGTGAAGCAATAAGACGACGGGGGTTATGGCGTGGAAAAAATCTTAAAAATCTTTATTTTGACTTAAAGGAACGCTGGGGAACTTCTAAGGAATGGGAAAAAGATAAACAGAGAATTTTTAAAAAGTATGAAAAAAAATGGAAAAAAGGAAAGTTAAAATTGTTGAATATGTAGAATGTCCGAAGGTATTTTTGGATTTTCTGGAAATTTGTTCCAATAATCTCTGGAAGGTAAAACATAATTTTCAGCTTTATAAAATAACCATAAATCTTCTGGCTTAATGTATTCTAAAGTGCTTGTGTTTGGTAATGGAGTTTCATCAGCAAAACTAAAATTTCCACAAACAGACAAAATTAGTATTAACCAAAGTAATTTTTTCATCAATATAAGTATAGCATATAATTGATTAGAAGTCAAGGAGACAGTTTTGATACCGTTTCAGACCAAACGCTATTATTTTTCTGCCAAAGGCCTTCAGGAGAAAACTTCACCTCTTGTTATTGATACCTCCGAACTCCAGATAGCCCGTAATGTCCATTATTTTGAAAGCGGGTCTCTGACTAAAAGGGCTGGTTATATAAAAAGATTTACAAATGCCCTGACTGGAACTCCTATACTCACCGGATTATACGAATTGGTAAAAAGAGACGGAACAAAAAGGTTCATTGCTGCAAGCGATAAAATTTACTATAGTGTTCAGGGGGCTACTTCAGCTACAGAAATACCCGGAGGCCTGACTTTTACTCCCGGAATTACCGGTGAGAACTTTATGTCATTTATTACCTTTAATAACAAAGCAATAGGAACTAATGGTATAGAGGTAGTATGGAGTTGGGATATAGACAACAATGCGGCTATTCTGGGAGGTTCACCGCCCATAGCGGAAATTATCGCAACCTTTCAGAACTTTGTCTTTTTGGCCGGTAATGACACTTATCCCTACCGACTTTACTTCTCAAACGACGGTGATGAAACTACTTGGTCGGGAACAGATTATATTGATATAGGGGATTTAACTAATCCTATTACGGGACTTGCGGTATTATTCGGAAAACTTTATATCTTTACCCGTAGGGCGATTTATGAATTAAGGGGATATGATAGAGATACTTTTGCGGTAGACGAGGTAAGCCTTTCGGTAGGTTGTGTGGCTTATAAGTCAATAGTGCGAGTAGATAATAATTTAATATTTTTATCGGACAGGGGTATTTATTCTTATGATGGAATAAATGTCCATTACCTTTCCCAGAAAATTGAATCTACTATTGCCGGTCTTAATTATGCCAGGATAGCACAAGTCGTAGCGGAACTTTACAAAGCAAAAAACCAGATATGGTTTGCAGTATCTACTGGTTCAAGCGGTAATAACAACGAGGTTATTTGTATAACTTATGAACCGACTGCCTCCGAAGGAGCAGGAATAAGAACGAATAATGTTTCCTTTGCTAACTATACCGGTATGGCCTTTAATGCTTTTGGCCTTGAAACATCCGATACGGAAATTGACAGATTATATGCCGGAGATTACGGCGGACTTGTCTACCAACAAGACTCTGGAACTAACGACAACGGTAGCGGGATAGATTTTGTAGTTAAATTGCCGCCTATTGATATGGACGCCCCTGAAACATTTAAAAGGTTTCGTTTTCTATGGTTATTTATAAAACAAATCGGGGCATTTGACCTTAATATTTCTTATAAAACGGATTTTGCTCCCGGAGATACTACGACTACTGTTAGTATGCGACAAACAACAGATGCTTCTCTGTGGGGAAGTATGATTTGGGGAGTTTCAACGTGGGGCGGTTCAAGCGTTATTAAATCACGCATAGGACTGAAAGCACAAGGACAACATTTGGAACTACTTTTTTCAAATGACAATGCTGATGAAAATGTAGTTATTCACGGGTTTTCATTACTTGCCCAACTTAAAGGTGCGGGCAGAAGTGTCGTCTATAGGTAAAAATGGCAAAACCACAGAAAGCGTTTACATATATTGAGAATAGGGAAATAGATAGGGATGTTAAAACTCTTTTTGATTATGTTTCAAGATTGGAATATACAGAAACAAATCCCGACGGTTCAAGAGTTGGCAGATATACAGGAGAAGCAGTCTTATTGAAAAGCGGAGGAAATTATTATGTTGAAATATGTGTTGGTGCTGGCACTACTGTCTGGCGTGGCTTTTTGCTCTCCGATACACCTTGAGGCAGGTAATTATATTCCTGGAAAATGTCCGATAACCAATAAACGAATAATCAGCCGAAGCAGAAAAATTTTACCTAATTACAGAATTATCTGGTTTGAATTATCTAACAATTCTCATATGCCTTTAGCGGTAGATAAAAGTGCAATCGTAACCGAGGCTGACTTTGAGAAAATTATGGAACACGTCCGAGCAGGCTGGGAATGGGAATTATCAAAGAAAAAGATTAAGCCGAAAGATGTAAAAAACTATAAAGATGAGTTCTTTAATTTAACTATTGAACGGATTATTGAATGAAAAAAATACTTTTTCTGACTATTGGATTATTGTTTTTATGTCAAAACATTTATGCTGCTGTTCCTGTTACTTTTACTACAGGAACAGTTGCCTCTGCCATAGAGGTAAACACTAATTTTTCCTATTTCGAGACCAAATTTTCTACTATTGGCGGCCACGACCACGACGGAAGCAATAGCAAATACATTAGTCAAACACAAGACTTGGACATATCCGGCGATCTTACTATTACAGATGATGTTGCTATTTCAGGGGATTTAACTGTAGCAGGAGCAGCGGAATTTTCGTCCGATTTGACCTCTGTTGGCATAGTTTATCTTAACGGCACAATTAAAATAAACAATACAAACTTAACTTCTTCTGCTGCTGAATTGAATATATTGGACGGAGTAACGGGAGTTACTTATGATGAGATAGACCGTCTTGATGGGGTAACAGGAACCATTATGGCACAAGGCGATGCAGCAGGCGGCGACCTAACAGGGACACATCCTAATCCGACTTTAGATGCTGATGCTCACGGTTCTCTTACATCTGCTATTCCCAAGAATATCCAAGTATTTACATCATCTGGCACTTGGACAAAACCTGCTAATGTTTCTATTGCTTATGTTAAAGTCTGGGGCGGTGGCGGGGCTGGAAGTGCAAGCTCTACTGCGGCAAGTGGCGCAGGCGGTGGTGGCGGTGGTTATTCTGAAGGTCTGGTTGCCGTATCAGGAAATGTTACAGTTACGGTTGGTGGTGCTACCGGAACAAGTAGTTTTGCTGGCGATACTACTCCACAAGCAACAGGCGGCGGTAATGCCTCTGGAATTATTGGTGGAGCAGGTGGTGTTGGTTCAGCAGGAACTGTAAACTTGACTGGAGCCCAAGGGCAAGGCGGCGGTGGCGATACAGGCGGAAGTATTGGGGGGAACGGAGGAGGGAGCCCTTGTGGCGGTCCTGGCGGTGGCGGCGGTGGATTCGAGGGAAATGGTAATAGTGGGCAAGTATCCGGTGGTGGCGGTGGCGGCGGTGGAGAAAAAAGTGCAGGGGCTTCGACAGGCGGTTCAGGTGCTGCTGGATTAGTAATCGTTTATTATTAGGAGGCTTAAGATGAAATTATTATTTATAGCAATCTTATTATTTCCATATATCGCATTTGCCGATAGTTACGCAGTTTACAATAAAGATACTGGAGAAATTATAAATGTAATAGTCTATGACGGAGTAGCCGAATATGACGAAACCGTATTTCACGGTGTTAAAGCTAAAAAAGAAGAACTTAAACAAGAAGATAAAGATAAAGGTATTACCATAGGCGACGAATACAAAGACGGGAAGTTTGAGAAAAAATGCCAACTATAGTTGAGGATTTAATCACCGTATCCAATAGCAAGTTTAAATATAAAGACCCAGAGGAATTAAGAACTTATTACGAAAAGGCAGTAGAGGAAGGCAGATTACTTTACCTACGCAATAACGGCGATGTAGTTGGCTACCTTATTTATTTTATCTTTAATAAAGAAGGACTTGAAAGGTATCTAAAGGACAATATCCCCGAACATAAACCTGATGGCAAGTATCTTTATATTGATGAAAATGTAGTCTTTACGGGAAAGAAGGCGAACTACTTGCCTTTAAGGAAACAATTCAGGCAGATGTATCCGCAACTCAAAGCTGTTTATTGGGATAACATTGTTACAAAGGGTGGACGCAGGGAAAAACGACTCTTTAAATATACGGAGGAGAAAGTTAGTGCCTAAAGGTGTTTATGTAAGAACACAATATTATAAAGATTTATTAAGACAACGTCAAGGGACTAAAGAATATAAAATAAAACATAGCCAAGATTGCAAAGGTAAATGTGGAGTTTATAAAAGAACCGAAGAGCAAAAAATGATATTGCGTGAAAATGGCAAAAAATACGGATTTAAAAAAGAAAATAAAATTGGTCATAGATTTAAAAAAGGATATAAATGGACAAAAAAACACCGGGAAAATCACAAAAAATACAAAATGACCGAACATCATAAAAGTTTATGCGGGCAATATAAAAGGACTGAAAACCATCTTAATTTATTGAGAGAATTGAATAGTGGCGAAAAAAATCACGGTTGGAAAGGTGGGATTTCTTTAGATAAAAAGAAATACAACCAGAAATACCAACAGAATATACCAAAAGAGGAAAGAAATGTTTACAGAAGGGAATATAATCATAGGTTAGGTATAAGTAAAAAATATAGTTATAAATACGGAGGTTTAAAACCTTTAACTAAAAGAGAACATAGATTGCTTCGTAAATATAACGAGAAAGAAGCAGGAGAGTTAACAATTGAAACCATTCAAAAAGTATATGAAGACAATATAAAAGAGTTTCAAACTCTTACTTGCTATCTTTGTTTAGAACCAATTATTTTTGGGAAAGATACACTTGACCATATAATTCCTCTCTCAAGAGGAGGAACAAACAAATATGAAAATTTAGCTATTGCTTGTAGAATTTGCAATAGTGTTAAACACAATAAGCTAATAGAGGAGCTCTGAAAAACTATGTCTAAGAGCCGCGAAACTAAAGAAGCAGAGGCCAGAGGACTACAGGCACGAGAACAACGGGCAGCGGGAGAAAGAGAACGGGCTACTGCACGGGAAGCAGAGAGAAGAATAATTGAGGTTGGCAAGCCTACTGCCGAAGAAACAGCCAGACTTGGCCGGTATAGGGAAAAAGCTGTAACGCCCGGGGAAACTCTAATGACACAGGCCGGGCCGATTTCTCAGGCAGTAGCAAGGAGAGTGCAAGAGAGAGTAGAAACCCCTGGACTTGAGTTTCAGAGAGACTTACCCGCTTATGAAGCCGGAGTTACTGAACCCTTATGGCGAGCCTTAAAAGCAAGGGGCATTGCTCCACCCCCTGGAGTTGAAGGCGGAGGTTTGGGTACACAACAATATATGAAAGGTGCTGAACCTGCTTTGGCAGGTTTAAGGTCAGAGGCTGTATCCAGAGACATAGAAAGAGGTTTGGCATACGGAACAGAGGCAAGAGCATTGCCTATGCGCTATGAAGATTTAGAAAATATTCTATCCGAAGCATTAAGAAGCCGTCAGGTTGCCGGTGTTACTGGTGGTGTTCCTTATGGAGTAGCAGGGGAAGAGGCCTATGGTAGAGGTAGAGTAGGTGCTGCTACTACAGAGGCTGAATATGCTGCACAACGAGCAGAAGCACAGAGACAAAAGCGTGCAGAAGAAGGTGAATTGGTCAGGATGTTAGCAGAATTGGGAATAACTTTAGCAACTGGTGGGGCTGCAGCTCCTGCTGTTGCAGCAGGTAGAATGGTTAAACCTGGCACAACTTTTCAACAACAAACGCCATACTCAAGGGCTTTGGCCGCCAGAGCAGCAGGAAGGAGATATTGACGATGGCCTATGAAATTTTAAGAGGGATATTAGGAGGTATCAAAGGTGCTCGGGAAAGGCGGCGATTAGAAGAAGAACCAGTCAGAGAAGAAGAAAGATTAAGAGCAAGAGAAATCCTCAAGGCTGTTATGGAGGGCACAATTGAGAGAGCACCTACCAGTGAAGGCACAATCTTCGCCCCCCCAGAAAGAGTAGCACCTCAAGGAATTGGCCAGAAAATAATGGAGGGTTTTGGCATAAGACAACCGCAGTATGAAAGAGGACAGGGATATAGGAGAACCCCTGGTAAATATCAACCTACAACTCGTGAAGAAGCGTTGGAATTTGAAAGGGCAAAAACTGGTTTAAAACCTTGGAAACCCCAAACACGAGAAGAACAGTTAAAATTTGAAAGAGCTAAAATAGGAATTAAAGGTGAAGTTGAAAAAAAACCTACAAAATTTCAACTTCAAAAGGAGGCTTTTGATGAAGCATTTAGGCGTTTAGGTGGCTCCTATATGGTAGGTCTTGATGAAGAAAGTAAAATAGAATATGAGAATTTAGGAAACCAGATTTATCAAGAGTATTTAGGCCAATATGGATATACTGGAAAACCAGAAGCAAGACCAGCAATGCCCAGAGTAAGAGAAACAGGCAGGGTAACTGTTATATCTCCTCAAGGAGAACGAGGCAATATACCGGCAAATCAATTACAAGAAGCATTAAGAGCTGGTTATAGACAGGTAAGATGATATGGCGATTGATTTCAGACCAGAAAAAACTACAACAATTGATTTCCAGCCGGAGAAACCTGCCATTGATTTTCAACCAATAAAGCCTGCTATTGACTTTCAGCCAGAAAGAAGATATGGTGGTGCAGGCGGTGAATGGCGTCCTGAAACAAAAGTAGAAAAGGCCCTCCGAATTGCCCAACCTTATATGCCTACTCCTTCTCGTATTTTGGGACTTGAAGAAAAAGGTGTTAAGGCACTCCAAAGATTTATAGAACCTAAAGAACGAGAAGTAGCATTTGAGGTTCCTGGATTAAGAGGTAAAAGATTTCCTGTCTATAAAGAGTTTCCTCGTTATTTAGCCTCCGAACTTATATCTATGTATAGACCTTCTCGGCTTGTAGCAGCTGGGGCTATTGGTAAAGGATTAGGTTTAGCAGCAAAAGATGTTGCTCGTATAACTCCTATGCCTATTAAAAGAATATTAGGCAAGGCTTTTAAGTATAGGTATGAACAGCCTCCAACTTACGCAAGGGCAGCAGAAAAAGCAACATTAAAGAGAGTTTTAGGTGGAGAGGAAGCAACTAAAGTGGCGAAAGTGCTTTCTACCACAAGAGCAGGTAAAACATTAAGCCCTTCACAACAAAAATATGTAGGAAGATTATTTAGAGGTGAAGTAGCAGTAACTCCAAAGTTATTAGCCAAACCTCAATTTAGGGAATATCAGGCTGTTGCCAAAGAGGGTAGAGCAATAATGGATAGATGGTCTCAAGAATTAGTCAAGTCTGGTATACCTTCTAAGCAGGCCACAAAAGTTATTGAAGAAAATATAGGTCGTTATATGCCTCGAATGTTTGCCCCTCGATTATTGGAACGGGGAGTAGGATTTCCAAGAAAACCCTTAAGATTAAGGCTTGCTGGACTTAAGCATCGCAAAAATTTAAGCGAAAGTGTGTTAAAGAAATTAGAAGTAATTAAGGAACCAGCCTTGCCTACCGCAATAAGAGTTAGGGAACTCGCCACGACTTCCGCTAATGCGGAATTATTTAATACAGTAGCCAGAAATCCCAACTGGGCGGCAAATACAAACATTACAGGCCGTATGGTTCAAATGCCTAATACTGTTTCTATGGGAGCTTTAAAAGGAAAATGGGTAATTCCCGAAATAGGAAACGATATAAATGGGCTTGTAGTGGCCAGAAGTCAGGCATTAAAAATATATGATAAGGCTCTATCGGCGTGGAAATTCGGCAAGGTTGTATTAAATCCTGCTACCCACGCAAGGAACATAATGTCCAATACAATGTTATTAGATATGAGTGGAGTAAACCATTTAAGGCAGGCGCAACTTTTACCCCGTGTAATCAGAGACTATACCAGTAAAGGCAAATTTTACCAAGAAGCAAAAGCACAGGGATTATTAGGGACAGAATTTTATAGAGTAGAAGCAAGCCAATTTTTAAATAGTTACAATTTAACTCCGGCGGATACTCATTTGTCCAGAATAATGAATGTATTAAAAGTGCCTTTCAGAAAAGCAGGAGAAACTTATCAGTTTGAAGAACAACTTGCCAAGATGATAAAATTTACTGATATGAGGCTTAAAGGTGCTGGGGCTACATTAGCAGCTAAAGAAGGCGAAAAATGGCTTTTCAATTATCAGAAAATACCTAAGTTTATTGAATGGGGTAGGCGGTTCGGCTCTCCTTTTGTAACATTTTCTTACAAAGCAATTCCCCGGGTTGCTGAAACTGCCGTTAATAATCCTCTAAAATTATACAAATACTATGCCTTTGCCAATGCTTTCAATAATGCCTCTGCTAAACAGATAGGTTTAACTGAAGAAGAAATGGAACGGGAAAGAAGGTATATGCCTGAATGGATGAAGACAAAAATCCCCGGTATGCCTACACAACTCCTTATGCCTGCCAAAGACGAATATGGAAGGACACAATATCTTAACCTTGAATACATTCTGCCAGTTGGTATGGCTCCTGAAATAGCCGAAAGAGGAATTATGAGAGGGTTAATTACCAATCCCGCCCTTACGGCTTTTACGGAGATAAAAAGCAATAGAGATTTTAGAGGTAAAGAAATTTATTCGGAAACAGATACCGCCAAAGAAAGAAACTTCAAAATAGCAGAATATCTTTATAGACAGGCAATGCCTTCATTTGCTCCCGGACTTCCAAGAATTAAAGGTGGTTATTCTTGGGAAAAATTAAAGGCTTCATTAGAAAAAAGAGGGGACTATTTAGGGAGAGTTAGAAGCCCCGAGCAGGTAATGTTAGATATATTTGCTGGATTAAAAATTCAACCTGTAAGTGTTAGAGAGGGAGTTAGATTTGAAAGTTATAAAAAACAATCTGACATTCAGGAAGCATTGCGAAAAATGAGAAGGACTTACCGGCATAAGGGAATTAGCAGAGAAGAAAAGGAAAGAGTTAAAAGAGAAACTTTAGAAAAGATTAGGAGAATACGAGAGCGATAACAGCAACAAGGGTAAAAAAGGCTGATATTGCTAAAAAATATCTTATATGTAGAAGAACGAAAAAGGAAATGATGACACCGAAAAACCATTTAGCGATTAACAGAATTATCATATCTAAAGCATACCACATAATTTCTAAAAGTCAAGGAGAAAATAAATGTTAGGAAATCCTACCGACCAGACCCCTATAGATGTAAACAATGTTGCT